AGTACCATTGTACGCAGTGCAGGCTTTAGACGAGAAACGCCTCGATAGATAGAGTAAAAGGAATTATCTTTTATATGAATGATTTCGCTAGGCTTATAATTTACCTGTTCGTTAAATGAAAACTTTTCGATGTACTTTGTATCGTCTGCATGAATTGTCATCTTATTTGCAGGCAGATGGTACATATGTACGCCATCGAAGTAAATAAAAATGTTTCCGTCGAGTAAAAAATCAGTAATTAAATTACGACGGAAGGTGCTAATATCTTGAAAAGGGTTTGGCTCTTTATTGAGTAGTAAGTCAACGCGAGAACGCTTAATTCCTTTTACAACGCTGTTCATACCTTGAATTTGTCCGCCTACCGCAAGAGGAATCTCAGCGGCATCATCTACAATAAGGTTTACGCCGCGATTTACAATTTCAAGGTCTTCATATGCCCGCTCGTAGTTTACAACCTTTTCTCGAGAGGGTTCTGTCTTGTGATCATAGTATGGCTGTGCAGGATTTAATTTCTCTTCCGTATCCTGATTCTGCCAAAAATTATACCAAGCCATGCTTTCCTCTTTGTATCTCTACCCAGCGTTGTTGCTTTGTTGCTGAGTGTAATGTCGGGTTACGACCATAAATAGAATGTAACTTCAAATGATGTGCATGGCATAAAGTGACAGTATAATCATACAGTTCTTCAATATGCTCATTAATAAACTCATCTCGAAAGTCTCGTATTCCCTCCATTAGGTAGCCTTTTTCTTTTACCCATTTCTGAAGAAGGGGGCTGAGACTGTAGTAATGATGAAAGTCAAGCTCCGTGTCTGCTCCACATATGTAGCATTCACTTCCTTTTTCATACCTTGCTTTTGCTTTGTCCCGAATATACTTTACTGGGTCTCGTTTTAGCTCTTTCATCTTTTAATATACTACTTTTATTAACGAAATTATAACTTGAGGAAACTAAATTGTCAAATATTATTTTTGAGTTGGTTAAAATTAGAACCCGCTAGAAGAAGTTTCAAAGGAATACAATGCATATCGTAACGCATCAGCCATATGCGATGCCATATTATGTTTTGGCTTTTCTCGTGCTAGGTTTGGGTTTGGATCCCATTGATACTGGTCGATAGATGCAATAGAGTGTGAACACCGCTGGTCTATTATTAAATTATCATTATCAACAATAGCAGCCACATGAGCAATACCGTCAAGGACAGACTTTTTGGCATTGGTGGTAGTAATATCATAATTCTGAGCAAAGTCAAATCGAGTTTGCTGAGCCGCTGAATCAATAAAGATATAATCAATATTCCACTTTTCCATAAGTCTCTGAATTTCATTTGCGTGTTGCTCCGTAGTTTTTTCCGAGTCTAGATACTCATCTAATAAGTAGTATTTTTCTTCGTCCCAGTCGTAACCAAGAACGCAAAACGCTGTGGGATCGCGATACCCCACATCAAGACCTGCAAATATATCCATTTTCGAAGTATCGAGTTCTTCCAGATTATCAATACATTCTTCGTGATTAAAGTTCCAAATCTGCCCTTCATAAGTATTAAAGTCCGCTTCGTACTCTTGTCGAAATTCAGCTTCGGACATACTCTTTCGAGCTTCCGTAATATCGCTTTCAGACATTCGAGGATTATCTTTATAAGTTGCTCGTATCGAAGCCCACTCTGGAAATTCATCTGTAAACCCCCTATTAAAAAATTCTGCGAACCAGTTGTTTTTTCCTCGTGGTGTAGAAATAAACAACGCTTTAGAGTTATCTTTGTCAAGTGTAGGACGGAGTGCAACATTGAAAGCTTCTTTTCCGTCTGCTAACGCCGCCTCGTCAAATATGATTAGGTCGTAACTTCTGCCTACACAGGAATCGACCTGATTAATAGATCCCATTCTTATAGTTGATCCATTAGTCAACTCAATTACTTTATCTTTCGCATTATCCTTTGCAACCTCTAAGTCAAAATGTTTGATAAGCTGTCGCTGAAGGTCGAAAGAAATCTGAGACAAGGCGTAGTTCGGAGACATAATTAATATGTGTGAACCAGGAACTAGCGATACTAGTTGCCCAATTATATTTGCGATATACGTTTTGCCCTGCCTTCGAGAAATCGCTGCCGTAACAAAACGATATTTATTATTATTTATCGCATTTATGATCGCCATTTGAGACGGAAGAGGTTTAACGCCGAGTAGTTCCAAATAGGGATCTACTGGTAATTTGAGAAACCTTGTCTCAGATTGAAAATCAACAATTTGCTCAGAGACTAAGTCTCTTCTACTTATTTCTACTGCCATGTTACCTTCTTATTTTTCTTTAGCTTTTCCTATATTCAGTGCGAATACATCAATGTATTTGTAGATTTTGCTCCAAATGTTATCATCTATAGGAGTTGGAGTAGTTGCTGCAATTGCAGAACAAACACAGCAAATTACGGGAAGTGCATATAGTATATCAAACACTGTTAAAATAAAACTAATCATTTCTTACCGCTCCATGCTTGGGCACCAAAAAAGGCAGCCACTAAGCCTGCGACAGCGACAAAGTATGTCGGTGCCATATCACCAAGAATGCTGGAAGCTTTTTCCAGCCCAGCAATATCAGCAATAACAACAGCGAAGGGGTAGAACAGCATACCAGCAAGAGAGAACCACGCCATATTTCGTTGTGCATCTCGCATTGCGTCAGCGTCCTCGAGTTCTTTGCGCTTAAACTCCATGTACATTGCTTTCTCTTGGTCATCTACCTTACCATCTCCATTTACATCTGCAGGGTGATACCCTGACTTTTTAACTTCTTCTTCGCTCATAAATTAATGCTTTTCCAAAAGCATATCGAAAACAACTCCCATTTCTGAAGTTGCTCCAGCTTTTGCCCGAAACTGAATGTCAGTTTTTTGAGTTATAACGAGAGGGACTACATATTCGTAATTTATAGTATTTGAAAAAGTTCCAAACTGTCCCTTTACTTGCCATGCTCCATTATCGATTGCTTTTGTTCGAAGCTGTACTTGGGCTTCTTGATTTTTAGATAATGAAGCCTGAAACTTTACTAAGTAAACATTATGCCCTCGAGGTACGGTATAAACGCCCATAAGAGTTTGTCCGACACCTGCAGAAATTTGAGCAACGTCGGAGCCGCCAATCGAAGCTATTATATTACCTGCATTTGTTTCTCCGGTTCCAGCAGTAAGAACTCGCATTCGAAATACTCGTAAGTATGTGTCAGACCCCGTTGTAACTGCAGTTGTACCATTTAATGTAACAGTACTTGTTTGCAAATCATAATTTGCATCAATTCCTTGAATTTCTATAGTTCGTGCACCTGTTCCCGCACTAGCATCGTCTGTAGAAGCTGATACAATTGAAACTGCAGCTGCTGAAGTTGGTAAATTATGAGTTCCTAAATCTGTTATAGGCTCATAGGAACCTCCTACAGCAGTATTATAACCAAACTTATTTACATAAGAAAGTTTATTTAACTGGCCTTTTGCAATTTCTAAACCTTCGTCTATCACCACTTCACCTTATCGGCCCAATAAGCTGCGCTCATTTTGCCCTTTGCAATATTCTTACGATGACGTGCTTTAAAAGATGCACGCTTACGTTTCATTGCTTCGCTTTCTCCTGCTTTTGGCTTACCCGCTGTCTTGGCGCCTTGCTGCCCGAATCTAATTAACTTAGTTTTATGTCCCTCTTGAGCTAAAACAATGTGTGATTTTGTTTTATGCCCTGGAGTACGCTTAGGTTTATTCACCCCCTTTAACCTATAACGCTTCAATGTAGATTTAGTTCTTTTTCCGTGAGCCACGTTTTTTCTTCCCTAAAGCTATTCTTCGTTCAATTAATGACCGAGGAACCGGCTTTCCTTGTTTGTAAAGTTTAGCAATTTGTTTTATAACTGAAGCAAGCTGAGACCGCTTTGTACCTTTTGTACCGCTAAGATACTTTTTCGGGACACGGGATTTTTTATCTTTTGCTACGCGTTTTGTTTTTGGCACGAGTTTCTCTCTTAATATCATTGTCTTGAGAGTGTCCTCCACGAATAAAAGAATTTACTCGTCCAAACGCCCATTGAGACATTGATGTTCCGGGTCGAGAACCAGAAGATAGATAAGCTCCTTGCCCACGACGATAAACTTTAGCAAGCTGTCCATATGTAAAGCGAGTCTTTTTTGCTTTTGTTTTTAGTGTTGCTTTAACACTCGCACTTAAAGGACGAGCAGCCCTTTTTGGAGCTGCTCTTTTCTTTTTAGCAGGTTTACGCTTTTTTACGGCCACTTTTCTTTCTCTTCAGTGCTCTCTCATAAGCTGAGTGAGTACTACCTGGCATGTATATTCTAGCTTTTCCTCTGCCATGTCCATGAATTCCCTTTAATCCAAGACTGCGAGCTTTTTTACGAGCCGCAGTCTTTGTTCTATAGCTAGGAGGCATCATTCTTATAAACCTTGCAAGAACTAGCGGCCTCAGCCTCTAGAACGACGCTTCTTACCTCCGCGCTTCTTGCCCTTCATAGGCTTCTTTTTATTTCCGCCCATGCTTTTTTGCTTTCTTAAAATTGCTTGTTGTAACGCTTTTGGTAGCTTTTTCTGCTTAGCTGTCAATGCCATTTTTGATTCCCTTTCGCAAGTCTTCTAGTACTTTGCGATCTTGCTGTATAATAACAGCTATAGGAGTCTGATTTTTACCACCCTT